TGGTGGCGGCAGGGGCAACGGTCGTGGTCGCGCCGGTGAAGGCATTCGCAGCGATGATACTGCCGTCACTGAGGAATATGACGCAGTACGGCACCGCGCCAATATTTGCGAAATCAAAATAGACAATCGAATTCGGCGCCGAGGCCGTATAGAGGACCGGGCCGATACCGTACAGGGTCCTGGCATTATTCTTTTCCACAGGCATAAAGCCGTCGCACCACGCCATGGCCTCGTCGGGAATCCCCGATCGCGGCGCTGATGTGTCGATGCCGAGGTAGGTTTCGAACGCGACATTACCGTCGCCTGGCTCAAATGGCCCCTGCTGGGCTTCTGGCGGCGGTTGCGCTTGCATTAGTTTGCCAGCTTGGAAATGAAGCACACCGCAGACGCCCCGTTGGCGTTACGCGGGCAGTCGAGCAGGTATTCAAAGCCGGCCGCCATGGCGAACGGGCTGGCTTGCGAAGTGCCGGCATTGAACAGCGTGGCGCCGCTCGCGATCGTGATCGAGGCCGAGCCGCCGCCGGTGGTGCGGTTGAAGATCTTTGCGCTAAAGGCGGCCGTGTTTAAGCCGAGCACGCTGTTCTGGCTCAAGGTGTTGGGCAGGGTGATCGCGATCGTGCCGGTGCCGGTGAGATCAAAACAGGTGCCCGTGTCGTTGTCGGTGATGGTGAACGACGCGGTTTTGTTCAGGGGAGGACAGCCGGCGCGCTGCAGGGCGAACCCGCCAAGGTCCGCGCCGCCTGCAAAAAACTCGGTCTGCGAGTTGTTGTAGAGCGACAAATGCACATTCATCGAAAGCGACATCACCGCGATCTGAAATTGCGTGAAGCTCTGCCAGGACTGAGCGGGGCCGCCGCCGGTGGTGAAAACGATGTCGTAAGGATTTGCCTGGCTGTTGTAGTTCTGCGCATTCTCCCACTTCGACAAAAACGACGTCCCGGTCGTCGGCTGCTCGCTATAGAAAACATAGGTATTATTCGGGGCGTACTCGGTCTGTGTGAACTGATTAAACGGGGCATTCCGAGTAATCGTCATCTGGCAATTTGTGCAATTAGCGGGCGCGGGAACTAAGGCAAACACCTGAACTTGACCACCCCAATCGCTGTCGTCGATTAGGTTGTTGTTCGCGCCATCCATGAATAGGTAGGCCGGGGTGTTCCAGTCCGGCGGGTCGCTTGGATTGTTGGCGTTGCCGGCCGTCCCAACCGTGACGACATGGCGCCACTGGTTGTTGACGCCCTGCGGCCCCATGCAATTGCTGGCCGCGCCAAACCCCGTTGCGCCTCCAAAAAAGCCCGTACCGCCAGGGGCGTTGCTCAACACCGAACAGCCAAAGTGGGCATTGATATTTCCGATCCAAAGCTGCTCAACCTGGCTGACGGTCATGTTGCTGATTTGGATGCCGGAAACGTTGTTCAGATAGACCCCGTTGGAGTCCTGGTAGAAGGTCACGCTCTGCCCGGTGAAGGACTTAGTCGGCGCCCTGTTGAGCACCATCGTGCGGGAATTGGGGCACCCAACAATGAATGTCCGGTCGAGAATGCCGGGGCCGGTATTGCCGTGAGAGACCAGGCCAACGCCGGGCGTGGGCGGGGCGCCGCCGTCGCTCCACAGCAGCTTTGAGCAGGACGCGACCCGGATATCATAACCCAGCGTGTCCATGGTGATGGTGCTTGTGGTCGGATCGGTGGTCAAATTCATGACCGTGTACTGGCCCGTGCCGCCAATGCCGCCGCCACCGGGAACGTCGGTCGGGGCGCCAAAAGCCGTAATGTAGGTTCCGGCCGGAACCTGCGCCCCCGAGCCTGAATCTGAAACGACGCTTTGGCCTGGCTGAATGGTGTTGGAGCCGAACGTAGGGCTCGTGATGGCGAAACCCGTTCCAGCTCCCGTCGTGCCGTCGTTATGGGTCGTGCTGCTCTGCGTAAACCCGGTCGGATTGGTGGTATAGGCGCCGCCCTGGTTGATGTTCATGTTGGTGACGCCGCCGCTGCCGTTGATGGCGTTGACGCGGACAGCGATCGGCTGCACCGGCGAGCCGCCGGTTTGGCTGAGAATGATTTCGTCACCTAGGGCGTAGCCGCTGCCGGCCGTCAGCGATCCGCCGGTGAGGCCGTTACTCAATATCGGCGAGACATGGAGGACGCAGGTGTACGGGCCGGTGCCGGTGCAGGTATCAATCCGGCCGGTGAAAACTGCGGCAGGCAGAGACGAGGCCGTAAAGGTAAAGCCGGGGCCGCTGCCCTGCCAATTCAAACACCGGACGTTGTCGGTGTGGATGGTGCCGTTCACGCCATAAAAGCAGGTATTGACCGGCAAGAAGGCGGAGTCGACGGTGACATGATTCAGGGCGGAATAGCTGCCCGTGACGCCGAAAACACCGGTCGTCGAAATCGGCAAATTCGCCGCCGAGAGGGCAGCAAAAAACACGTTCTCGATCTCGACATTGCCGCTGTTGTTGACCATCGCCGCGACGACGCCATACGACAGGCCGCCGCCGTTGATGCTCGGCTGGCCGGACGCGGACGCGCGGGCAAACAGCGTTTTTACGTAAGCGATAGTGTTGTTCCAGACGACCGAGTCGTCATGCCCGTAATAGGCATACTGGACGAAAATCGGGGCCGGCGGTGGCGACGGGTTCGGCGTGTCGGTGAAGGTCGGACATGGCGCCGAGACCGTAATGTGGGTGGCATCCTGAACGCTGGCGATAGTTCCCTGGTACGAGGCGCCAATCGCGCCGGTGTTCGACCCGTTGGTGATCGTGATGTACTTGCCGTCGTCGGTGTGATTCGTGGCGTCGAAGCCAGGGCCGCCAGGAATGGTGACCGCGCAGCTTCCGGTGGTGGTGACGATGCTGCCCGAGCGAACTACGGTCACATCGCCATAAGCGCCCCACCAGCGCGGATCCCAAACCGCCTGCGGCGTGATGTGCCAGTAATACCCGGTCGTGGCTGCGGTGAAGCACGACCCGCCGTCCGGCGTGCAGATATTCTGGTCGACGTAATAGTCGATCGGCGGGGATTGGGCGATACTTCCGCGCGACCGCAAGTAGGTGCCGACGCGAACGATCGTGCCGGGCGACTGAAGCGCGGTGATTACGGGCAAGGCGCTCAGAGCTGCAGTGTCGCCGACGAACAGGGCCGGCGGCGTGCCGGCGTCCACCAGAAGCGTTCCGCTGGTGCCATTGAAGATCGGCACGTCGCCGTTGCCCGAGCTGACCGGGCCGACGACGGTTCCGCCACCGGGACCGGGAAACGGAACGTTCTGGCCGTTGATGTTGTAGAACAGGCCGCCGGCCCCTGCGCCATTGTAGGAGTTGAGCGTAAAGCCGGAGGCGGCGCCCATGGTCGAATACATACAGAATTGCGTGTATGGGCTCGTAGACGGGTTAAAGAGGCTGCGCGCGGTGGTCGACGACGTGATGCACTCCGGCAGGCCGCCATTCGCGAAAATTCCAAGGCTCGTCAGGTACCCGTTTGTGCCCGACCCGCCGTCCTGAATGACGCCGGAAGTGGTCCACATGGCCGGGTGACCAGGCGTGACATTCCCCGACTGCTGGACGGTGCCGGCGGCGAGCGCCGCGCCAGGCAGAAGAGCCGCCAGCAAGGCCAGTGCCTTCAAGAATTTCATGATTAATACCGCCCGTATGGGTTGGTCACGCGACCCGGCCGCGCATAGGAGCTGTATCGGGTCATCATTTCATCGAATTCCGCCTTCATTCCCCTGGCGTAATTGAAGTTTTGCATTTCGAGATACGCGAGATAGGCGCCCCAATACTGGACAGCTTCAGTCCAGGGGCGAGGCAGCGCTTCAATATCCTGGTCGGACAGGAGATCCTGGGGCAGGCAGAAGCAATCCCATTCCATCTGATAGGTCTGAGAAGGGATCGGGTACATGTAAAATGACCCGTTCGTGCCCTGGCCATATTGAGCGCAAATCGTCGGCACGTACTGATATTGAAATGGATATTGCCGAATTCTTGCCTGGTAGGTCGAGAAGTCGTAGCAGGGCAGCGAATACCGGTAATTCGCATAGATCAGAGACACCGACTTGATCATGTAGATCTCGCCGACGCCGGGAAATGTGCTGAGATCAACCAGGTTGAACGGGTAGGCTTCCTGCCCCTCATTGAGCTGGTTGAAGCCTGAAACCGAGGCGGTTGCGGTCGCGCCGGTGCCGTGCGGGTCCGTGATCGTGACGACAGGCTCGAAATATCCCGCGCCGCCGTAGTCGATATTTGCAGCCATGATCTGGCCGCCGATCTGTGTCGCCGTTCCCGTTGCCTGGTCGCCGTTGGGAAATGGCAGCAACCCACTCGGAAAATCGGGCGGCGAGATCGTCAGAGCCGGGCTTGTGTAGCCGGATCCGGGATTTGTGATCGTGATCGAGACCACCGCGCCAGAAATCGGCGTCAGCACGCGCAGGCACTGCGCCCGCATGGCCACCTCGCGGCGTGCGCGGTTGACGTACCGGGTCAGGTCCCCTGGATCCACAATCTGCTGGTTGGCGTCGTGGATAAGGGTCTGGATTTCCTGCTGGTATTCGAACAACGACGACATCAGCCACCAGCCCCGCCCGGCTGGACGCCGAGCTGGTTGGCCGTCGACACGATCGGCGTCGCCTGCTCATAGAGGCCGGGCAGAATCGACGGGTTCGAGATTTTGCGGGCGCGGTTTTTGTATTCCTCGTACTGCTGCAGCATCATGGCGGCGTCTTCTTTGCGAGCCTGCGCAGTCAGAAGCGCCGTGTAGGCAGCGAAAAACGGAACCGCGTCCGTCCACGGGTAAGGGATCGCCTCGGCGGTGGTGCTGTCGACCAATTCGATTGGGACGCAAACCGTGTCGAGAATGATCGTGTAGGCATCGTCCGGCACCGGATCGAAGAAGATCGAGCCGCTGTCGCCCTGGCCGTATTGCGACCAAACCTGCGGCACGCCAGTATTCGGCACAGGATTATTCAGCTTATACTGCGCGAACCACGGCCAGCCGCGCGGGCGTAAGGCCTTCTGGCCCTCTCCGACGACATACCAAAGGAAGCGCGCATTGAATGGCGCCTCCACGGCCGGGTTGACGGCCGCGACGTTGACTGCGGAAAAGCCGTACTGCCGCTGGCCAGGCGTTAGGACGAGGTTCGCGTAGACACGAACGCACTCGGCTTCGCCGGCCAGGATCCGGCGCGCACGGTTGATATAGATGGTCAGATCGGCGGGATTCATGATCCCTTGCCTGGCGTCGGCCAGCAGCCGCTGCGTGTCCTGCAGATATGTAAAAAGGTTGGCGGTCATTGCGCCGCGCCTTTCTCGGCAACCACGGCCTGCCAGAACGGATTTACGGTCTGAGGATTCTGGAACGGCAGGATTTCCGGCGTGGAGATACGGCGTGCCCGCTCAAGGAATTCCTGATAGCGCTGCATCATCCGTTCGGCGTCGGCCTGGCGCGCGGGCGCCTGCGCCGACAGAAGCGCGTAATAGGCGGCGAAAAACGGCACGGCATCGGTAAAGGGAAACGGAATTACTTCCGGGTCGTTGTCATCTTGCAGCTCGATCGGAATGCAAGCCGTATCCATTACGAGATTGACAACAGAATTCGGGACCGGATCGACAAAAAAGCTGCCGATTTCCCCTTGGCTGTATTGTGCCCATTGCGTTGGAATTCCGGGAGGCAAAGCCACCTGCCGGTTCAACACATAGAGTGAAAACCACTCGAACGGGCGCGGCTGGAGCCACCTTTGTTCGCCCACCGACGGCCGCGACCACATGGTACGGATGTTAAAAACGCCTTCGACGGACACAGGGACGTTTATCGCCCCGAATTGATAGCGCTCGACGCCGGCGACGGTCGGCATGGTCGAGTAAACGCGGACGCACTGCGCTTCGCCGGCGAGCTGCTGACGGGCGCGGTTGATATAGGTCGTGAGATCTGCGGTCGAATAAAGCGCGACAGGCGCGGCCGGGTTCTGCAGGAGCTGCTGCGTCTGCAAAATATAGGTGTTGAGCATCAAGCCGCTCCCGTCGGTGACGGGGTTGGGGAGGGATCCCGCCCCTCCCCTATCCGATTACAGTTGCTGGATCGTGCAGGTATCCGACGCGGATCCGAGGGTGAGGGACACCGTCGCCGCCGTGGTCACCGCACCGTTTGTCAGCAGGATCGGCGACGGCGCCACACCGACGGCGAACAGGCCGCCGTCATAGATCGCGCCGATCGAGGTCAGCGAACCGGCGGTCAAGCCAAGGCCGATCGACGCCTTGCGCGGCCGGTAGCCGGTCAACTCGGTTGTCGGGTTGGTGTACGCGCCTGCGTTCGGACGCCCGCCCACGGTGGTGATCTCGGCCGCCGAACCGTAGCCGACACCGGCGCCGGCAATCGATGCGCCGGTCGCGGTCTGGAGCAGGACTGCGCTGATGGTCGCGCCGGAGCCAGCACCGCCCGCCGTCAGCGTCGGTGCCGTGGCAACCGGCGCGCCATTGTTGGTGCAGAGCACGCCGGTGATGGCACCCGCGCCGGTCAGGCCGAGCACAACGGTCGCCTGGCTGATGGACGCAGAGTTCGGATCGTTCGGGCTCGGCAGGATCACCGCGGGCGGCGCGGACAGATAGCCGGCGCCCACGTTGGTCAGGGTCACCCCCGAGACGGTGCCGGCCGACAGATTGGCCACGGCGGTTGCCGGGATACCAGGCTGCGGCGGCGCCGGAATGAACACCTCCGGTTGGATGCTGTAATTGGCGCCAGCGGAGCCAAGGCTGATCACCGACGCCTGCCCGCCAACGATCGGCTGCCAGGTCGAGCCGCCGGCGCTGGCCGTAACGGTGGTGGAGGACTGGATATAGCCGGTGCCGCCACCGGTCACGACCGCCGCAACCGGGCAGCCGGTGAGGTTGGCGAGGCGGGTGGTGAAGCCGTCAGCGCGAACATAGATCGGCTGCCCGCGATCCGACGCGAGCCCGGTCCACACATTGGTGATTGGATCCAAAAACTGGAGCATGGATACCGAGCCAACAGTGACCAGCAGCTCGCCGGCCGGCAGCGGCAGAGTGTCACCCGGCGCCAGCGTGACTCGGTTGGTCGCGTAGTCGTACGGCGCGTTGAACAGCTCGCTCGGGTAGAGGTACTGCGGGATCTGGAGCCCGACGCCAGGACCGGAAATGCGGATCGCCATCTGTTGTGCTCCTTACCAGGCCGCGCCGCCGAGGTTGTAGCCCCATGCGCCGGACGACGATTTCGCGTTGACCACGTTGTAGCCAAGTACAACGATGCCTTGCTGGCCAATCTGGCCAAGGGGAACCAGCGAATAGAAGCCCGAAAAATCGAGGTTCGCGTCTTCACTGATATACATGTTGAAATATTTGACGTTCGGCGCGAACACGTTGCCTTTCGGCACGAAGTGATCGGCGAAGATCGGCACGCCGGCGACGTTCAGGTTCGGGAACGACGTGCGGCGGAACGACCCCATTTCATACTGATTACCGGGGCGCACAAACGCCGTTTCCGTCCCGATGAAATCGTTATTGAGGGTCGCGTGATCGGCCGGGTTCATGACGACGAACGTGGGCGATTCACCGCCGGCGTTGTCGGTCACGTATTCCAGGAACGCGGACATTTTCGCGCGGGTGAACCCGGCGGAGAGCGACCAGGGCGCGGCACCGAGGTTGATGTACTGACCCTGGAAAGCCGAATTGCCGGCCGCCGTGCGGTTGATGCCGCCATAGGTCGGAAAATTCGTGCCGTTGTCGAATGCGTCGAGAAAGCTGTTCGGCAACAGCGGATTGGCGCCGTTGTTCGTAAACAGCAGCTTGGCCATGTTCTGGCGCGTGGTCGCATAGGCGTCGTTCATGCGCGCCTTCAAGAGGGAAATTTCCCTCTCGGTCGCCTGGATCACGGTTTCGCCGAACGGCAGCGGGATCGGGACCACCCAATAGGCGGTATTGAACTGGCCGTTTTGAATGCCGGGCGTGATGACCGGCGAGTTGAAGCCGCCGCCGTAGCCCGTGAACTGGCCCTGCACCATCGACTGACCCTGCATCGGAATGGTGATCTGATTGAGACCACCGGCCGAGCGCTGGGATCCGCCCATCATGTAAAACAGGGTCGGCGAAGCGAAATAGATCTGGACGAACAGCTTCGGAACGAAGGCGCGCCGTGTAACAGCCGTCAATTCGTTATAGAGGCCGCCCGCCGGCGGGGATGCGCCAAGTCCTGGAAGAGGCATTTATTTATCTCCTACTTTCAGGCCCGGCCCGATCGATAATCGATCAGCGCTTTATTGATCATGGCCGTTTCAGCCGCCGGATTGTCGCCTTGCGACTCCAGCAGCTTCTTGAAATCTTCATCGTCCTGTGCGGACTGCTGGAAGAGATCGAGCGAGCCGATGCCGCCGCCGGGGTGACTGAGCGAGGCCGGCGGGTTTTGCTTGTCGAAAAGGGCTGCGGCGGCGTCGAGATCGACAATCCCGCGCTCTTCCGCCAGCTTCTCGATCTTCTCGATGCCGTCCGACGTGTAGCCCTGCTCGCGCAGTCGGGCGCGCTTGGCGTCCCACGTCTGCGCGAACTGCTGCGTGAGCTTTTCCTGCTCGCGCGCGGCGGCATCGTCGTCCATGCGCTTTTTCAGGGCCGCGATTTCTTCGTCGCGCTTCTGGATCTCGCCGATGATCTCGCCCTTGGCGTCCAGCTCGGGCGTCGGGAGATTGGGATCCACCAGTTTCGCGGCTGCATAAAGCTGCTCGCGCGCCTTCGGATTGGCCATCATGCCCTGATACAGCGCGGTCAGGCGCTGCTGGGCGGCGTATTGGGCCTCGTCGATCTCTACCTTTGCCATGGCGCGTTAGCCCTGGTTCGGTACGTGCTTGATCGACAGGTCGTCGCTCTTCGGACTCTGCGTGGGCAGGTTGTCCTTGCGACCGCCGATGTCGTTCTGCTCCATGGTGACGCGCACGATCTGCGCATCGCTCTGCGGAACGGATTTCGTGTCGTTCTGGAAAATGTTCATGTCGGGCTCCTATGCGCCGGCCGGCATCTGCGGCGGGTGCGCGCCTGGCTGGCCGCCGCCGGGCTGTCCACCGCCCTGCATCTGCTGCGCTCGCATCTGCTGCATCTGCTGCCCGGCCTTTTGGGCCTCCATGCCGAGCTTCTGCAGAACGACCAATTTGTCTTGCGGGGTGACCGAACCAGGCGGGACCAGTCCGGAAATTTTCTTCACACAATCCAAGATCACTTTGCCGGGCTCGGAATTGGCGCCGACTAACTGAAGTGCCTGGATCATGCCGTCGGAAATAACCGACAGGAGCCGCGCGGCTGCAGCCTCTTGCCCACGGTTTTGCGTTGGACCGACTGCAGGGGAGGAACCAAAAGGCGGTTGACCCTGCTGTTGTTGTCCTGGCGCCGCGGGAGGCTGGGTAGCCTGCGGTTGTCCTGTCGGCATTTCAGCCACGGTGCGGAATTACTTCCGGCCGTGACGGCGCTTGCGCCGATAGCGAATGTCCATGGTGGGACCTCCAGCTTATGGGTTGCACTCACCGGGATTCCTCGTTTCAACCGCCACCTGAAGCTGTTACCCAGCACCAGAAAGCAAATTGCCCGGTCTCGCAGTGAGCCTATGAATAGGAGGGGTATTCACAGCAAACGCCATAATGTGTTATTTAGTCGAAATGGCTGACGTTTCGTATTATCCCGACGAAAAACCTTTGCCAAAGAAGCCGGAATGGCTTCCGGAAAAGAAAGCCGCCGAACTTATTGGCGAGACCGCCCGGTGGCTGGCCTATCAACGCAAAAAAGGGAAATCGCACCCAATTTATTATTTGCGGAACGGTCGCGCCAAGTATCTGAAATCTGATGTGATCGAGTGGATTATGGCAACCAGGGCGGCGCAGTCGAGCTAGCGCTTCTTCCCTCCGGCATGCTCCAGCACTTTCGCGAAGCCTTCCGGATCCGTCTGCTGCAGGTGCTGGAGTTGCGCGGCCTGCGCCTCTTCCTTCTTTTTGAGGCGTTCCTGCAGCTTGTCCTTGTGCGGGAACGGCATTTCCTCGATCGCCGAGTGACCATCCACGAAGCCGGCTTTCACGCCAAAGGCAATCGTCTGCTGGTGATCATCGGCGAAGATCGGCGACGTCGAGTGGCTGTCGACCGTGACTCGGCGATCGTCCGGAAGGTCTGAGATCTGGAACCTGGTCGCGCTCTGTTTTTGCTCGGTCGCGCCGTCGGTCCAGTAATAGTGATCGTCCTTGGCGACCATCAAAGACAGGCGGAGATCGCCGGCGGATGCAACCTGGCGCTCGACCAGCAGTGATCTGTCACGCAGCCGCGGCGCGGCCGTCTTCATCATCGTTTCGGCATGCACACCAGCGCGCACGCCTGGTTCGCCCTGGCCCGACAGAATGTTGTCGAAACCGCCGATCATGTTGATGGTTTTGATCATGAATTCGAGCATCTGCAGGAGCTGCGGCGGCATCTGCGGCGTCAGGTCGACGATCGTTCCGCCAGGCCCGGCATTGGCCCAACCGGCGCCGCGCATCTGGCCGTACAGTTCGTCCGTCATGCCATCGACGCCGTTAAAGCCGAGTATCTTGTCAACCTGCAGCCCGATCAGGCGCCGGGCATCGTCGGCCATTTCCGACAGAAGGCCCTGCGGCTGGATCAGGTCGACCAGCTCCGAGCGCCCCCAAAAATACCCATGCACCTGGTTTGGCTGAATGAGTCGATAGGGCTGCAGGCCGCTCTTCGCGTCCCCCGAGATCAGCAGATTGGCCTTCTTGAACAAGGGCGCCACGATAATATCCGGCTCGACGAATTGGATCGTGGTGTAGTCGTCGACATCCTTAACCCAAAGCTCATGCCATCGGACCATGTCGACTTGGTTTTCAGGCCCAACAGTGGCGCGCGTCGGATCGGAATTGAGCTGGACGATGCCGCCAGGCGTGTTCCTATTCATGCCAGTATTACCAACGTCGAGCTGCGACGTCGACAGAACCGAGTGATAAAAGCTATTATATTCGTCCGAGCCCTGGCCCTTGCTGGCATTGGAGGCGATGCGCTGGAACAGGCGCTGCGCGTCCGGCAGGTGATAGATCCGGCGCCACACCTCCGGCAAGGTCAGCATCATCGTTTCGCAGAGCGCTTCCTGCTTGTCGATCGAGTTCATGTCCTCGCGGTAGACGCCGAACTGCCACGGCATGATCAGCGCGCTTTGCGCCACCGGATCATCGTCCGGCCCTTCGGCCTGCACCCATTGCTTGAGGATCGCGGTCCCATATTTCAGGGCCTCAAAAACGCCCTGGCCAAACATCGTATCGGTGTTGTTCGCCTCCCAATCGCGGGTCAGAACCTTGCTGATCACGTCGGCCCGCTGGGTGATCACCGGCGGGTAGAGGTTGGCGAAGTCGATCGAGAATCGCAGCTCGGTCGGGCTGTAGAGGTGCGATGCCAGGCGGTCTAGATGGGCGTGCAGCAGGTTGATGAGCGACATGCCGTCGCCGATCTTGCCAGACTCCACGATGTTGTTCAGCTGACGGTAATAGGCGGCGCGGATCCCCGACGACACGCGACAGGCTGCGATCGTCTCGGTGGCGAAGCGCAGAAGCTCCTTCTTGTCGGTCGGGACCGGAAGCATCAGAACCGGCCTTTCTCACCGGCCGCGATCATCGCCTTGCCGGCGGTCGCAAAGTGCTGGTTGGTGTTGATCGCGGCCTTGAGGCCGGCATAGGCATGCGGCCCGGTATGCGCCGCCGTCGCGTAGCCGGACGCAGCCACGCCGGGTTGAAACCCGAATACGCCTGGCGTCTGCTCCATCAGCTTGGACACCTCGCTTACCGGCGGCGCGACGGCCGCGGCGTCGCCTTCGCGCAGGTTGTCA